CAACAAGTGTTGGGTCTATTGCTTGGCGGAACTGGTCAAGACCTCTTGATTGCTGCTCAGGCGTTAGGCCAAGTTTCGGATCCTCCAGCCTCTTGCCCTCTCTCTCAAGCAATACTTTGTTGTAATCACCAGATGAAATCAAGCCTAATTCTTTCTGCCTGTTTAGGAACTGATCCTCAAAAGACTTTCTTTGTTTTTCTAGCTCGGCAGTTATATCTTTTTCAAAAGTCAGCCTATCTAATGCTTGTTCTTTTGCAAGCCCTTCTTTCTCAAGAGTTGCAAAATGGAGATTGTCTCTATTTCTTGTCTGCTCAACTTGAGCCCTTGAAACATCCAGTCCTTTTGCTTGAGCCTCTGCTATCTGGCCTGTTCTTATTCCTATCAACTTTTTAAGACTTTCAATAACTTGGTCTACTTTTAACATTTCTTGCGCCTGCTTTAAAGCAAAAACCTGCGCCGTGTTTCCTTCAATTTCCGCTTCTTTTATTTTGAGCCTAATCGCTGCATCATCCCTCTCTACTTTCATTCTTGCATCCTGAGCGAAGGTAGCGGTTAGCACGCTGAAATCAGCTCGCGCTGGCCTTTTAGCTTTGGTCTTGCCTGACCCGTTACCGTCACCATCGCCACCGCCATCTAGGTCGGCGGAAGGGGGAGCGGTTTGACCGGGCTTGGCAAATGCGGGGGGGACATATTTTCCTCCAAAAGCTTTGACATATGCGTCAATGCGACTTGTTCTGGAGGAAGCATCCGTCTCAAGTCCTGCTTTCTTTGAAAGCAACTGGGTGTACCTCTTGCTGATTCGTTCGCCCTGGCCAATATCCAAATAATTTCTACCGCCGTCTTCTTTTACAATCTGTGCTTCTGCCTCCCTTCTTACCGCAAAAGTGTCTATGCCTTGCTTTCTTGCAGCCCTTTCTGCTTGGCCTTGTTGCAGGACATCCGCTGTTGCTTCTATAAAACCTTTTAAGGTATTGCCAATGAGTTCAAACAATGGCCCAAAAATATCCCATATACCCTTTCCTATGTTTGCAAAAATACCAACAAAATCTTCAGCAAACACAATTGTTGCCGCGATTAGCTTCTTGAACTCAACTTGATTCTTTACAACAAAATCTACAAGATTTTTTATATAGTCTTGGAAGCCTGCACCTGTGTTCAGGAAGAACCCACCAAACGCTTCTCCCGCTTCATCAAGCGCAATCTGAAGCCTCACTCCTGCCTTTTCAGGGCCACTGGCTAAAGCTTCAGCAACTTCTGCATAATCCTCACCCTGCTGCTCGGTAAATCTGACAAATTTTGCAATTGTCACCTCCCCTTTCTTGAATTGTTCAGCTAGCTCTTGAAGGCTGATCTTGTTCGCAGCAGCGAATTTTGCCACGGCTCCAGGGATGCGTTCACCGATTTGCCCGGAAATTTCTTCAGCACTAGCCTTGCCCTTCGACAGAACCTGAGTTGTCGCAAGGAACAATGCTTGCAAATCTTCTTGTGATTTACCTGCAGCAACACCAGAGACGGTAATACCCTCGTAGATCGCTTGAGTTTGCTTGACAGTAAGGTTATTTGCTTTTGCAGCAGCAGTTACACCCGTCAAACCTCTAACTACGTCAGTAAGCCTAATTGCGTATTTCTTGCTAATCTCTCTAGCGAAAGCAAGATTCTGATTGTACTCAACAATATCCTTAGACACGCCACCAAGTGCGCCTTTAGCCAAATTCAATTTGGCCACAAACTTCCCAACTTCACCAGCCGCTTGCCTTGCCTGACCAACTTGAGCACCAAGTGCAGCACCAGCAAAAGCCCCACCAACACCACCAAGTGCGCCACCAAGTGCGCCACCCAGGAACCCTTCGGGGCCACCAAAAATACCGCCGGAGATTGTTGCACCAGCAACTTGGGCCGCTTTGCCGGGGGAGAACTTACGGCGGCTCATCCTTCTGCTGACTTTTTCCGACCTTCTGTCAAGATCGCCTATTTCGTCTGACAGCTCTTTAAACGCTTTAGAACTACGCGGAAGGGTGCTCCTTTGCTTGTCAAGTGCAGATCTAAGTCGATTTACGCTATCAACGCTATCGTTATTTGCAATTCTTGCTTTTGAGACATCTGCTCGCAAATCCTCATTTAGCTTTTTTGCAACTCTCTTCTCTTCGTTCAGCTTCCTGATTGATTCAGTCTCTGATATATTTCTCTGTCTAAGTTTTTCCGCGAACCCTGGAGGGAGGGCTGGCCCGATTGGCCGTACACTGCTATAGGCTTGCGTGTCGCCAAGCGTCCCCCTAAGAGTAGCCCTGCCTCTCTTTGATTCGGGAATCTTGGGCGACACCACATTTTCGCCACTTCTCTCTAGCCCAGTACCCGGCGCTGTGGTCTGGCCTGCAGCAGGCAACAGGAGCGGCGTCGAAGCCACGCCTGCCCTAACGGCTGCACCAAGTTCAGCCCTAGCAGCCTCTTGCTGCTTAACAATTCCCCGACGAAGATAGTTGTCACCAACAGAAGTGTTCGCATAAACGCCCTGGGCAGTAGAAGCCTGCCTCGCCATGTCAGTCACATTGCGGTAACTGCTGGCGATCTCGTTCAATTCTTTCTGTAAATTATTAACCTGCCTTGCGTTTTCTGCATACTTAGAGGAGCCTTCAGCTGTCTCTGTATTCAGTTCATTCATTTCAGCTTGGAGCTGACCAATCGCTTCGCGCAGATTTTTTTGATTCCTAACGGTATTGCCGCTCGCTAAATCTTTAACTAACGCAGCGCCTAATCCCTGAGCAGTTGCTGTTGCCTCTCGCTGCACCTGTGCAATACGCAACGCAACAGCAACATATTGATCGCTTGATCTAACAGTATTTATCAAACGATCTTGCAGTTCAGTGAGCCTTTGAGAAAAAGCAGCAGTGGTGGCTGGCAGATCGCCTAATCGCTGATCAAGTGCATCTATAGGGCCAAGCTCTGCTTTGCCTGTATAAACTTGAGCACCAGCTCTTACTGATCTTCTAGCCTCGCGAGCAGTCTCTTGAATGCCTAGCTGCCTCCTTCTCGCTATCGCTGCAGTTAATTGATTTTCTTTCTTTGCAAGCTCTTCGGTAGCCCTACCTTTTTCGCTAAGAGCTATGACTTCACCTCTAACAATTTCCTCTCTTTCTTTTGCGGCTTGAGCTTGTTTTCTTGCACCAGCTTCATACTTTGCTAAGATTCCTGAGACAGCGGTAGCCCTAGCCCTGTTTCGGCTTGCGTTTTGTTCTAGTGCAGCGTCAAGTGAATTAACTTTTTTTGTCAACTCATTAATTTCTTTTGAAAGCCCAAAGAATGCTTGAGAGTCCTGAGACGCTTGATTCCTTAATTGCTTAAGGCCGTCAATTGCTTTTTTTATTTGCGCCGAACTGGAAGAAGCGGCGGACCCTATTTCCAGTAACGCGGATCTTTGCTCTTCTATCTGCGCACTAGACCCCTTAAGGGTTAGCCCTAAATCTATAATACTTGCACCAAGCTCGCGGTAAACCTTGCCGCCCATAGCGGCCTGTTCACGCAAGCCCTGAAACGCTTTGATCTGACCTTTTATTGTCGCTTCGCTATTGCCAACCTCTTTGGCAAACTTGACAATATCTTTAGTAGCTTGATTAATATCTCGATCAGAAAGTTTTGTCTGCTTTGATAAGTCTCGGAACGATCTATTTAATGCTGCAAGTTTTTCGCCACCTTTAATGCCAAGCTCAATGGCTATCGGTTGAACAGTCTTACTTGCCATTTTTCTTGTTCAGCTCAGAGAGTGCAGCAGCTTCCATTACTTGAAGGCTCTCCAGCATCTCACGGGGATTGCTTACATCATAAAGGGACATCAGTCCTGACGCACCTAGCAAAACCTCATATTTCAAACCAACGTAACCTCCCATCGTGACGGTCCATTGCGTTTGCATCCGCAGGAACATCATCAACGCATCCCAATTCTCCTCCCACACTTCAAAGTGCTCCTCTTTAGGAGCGGCTTGACGCTGCGGCTTCAACCCAAATGCCGCAGCGTCATCAGCACTCTTGTCCTCTATCCTTTTGCCGCCATTTGACCAATACTTGACGGCATCTTTTAGTTTCCCAGTTTTGCGCCTTCAAAAGTCTCCGTATATGCCTTCAACACACCGCGAATCCAGTACGGATCATCAGCAAATTCTTTCATTGCTGCTTGAGAAAATGGCAACGGCTTGCCATCTTCATCTTCGATTCCTTCCCATCCAGTCATGACTGCTTTAAGTAAGTCAAGATCGCCTTTATCCGCAAGCTTTTGGAACTCAGACCGTGGAACCCTTTTGAATACTGCGTCAAAGCTGGACTCATCGAAGACACCGCCATCTGCAGGCTCTTCAACAGTCACAGGCCACTTGAAAGTTTTGACCTTTTTCCTAACGAAAGCCATTGAGCAAATTTAACTGCAATTATCTTACAACAATAAAAATGACCGTGCTCTCCAACACGGTCATTGCTTTCTCCGAGGGCTATGACTCCCTCAGATCAAGTATAAGCCAAGGTGAACTCGTCATTACCAGCTGATGACGGAATCGCGGTGTAGGGAATGGTCAGCATCGCAATGCCGTCCTGGTCCCCATAGCTCACGTCTCCGATGTCAATCTTGGTGCTAGCAAAATCAACGATGTTCCCTGCTGTGTTCCCGTGCTGGAAGGTCAGATTACCCAACGTGCCGTCAGTCAAAGCAGCAGCAAAATAATCTTTCGTGGCAATCGCAACCATTTCAATACTGACACTACCGCTTGCGCTGCGATCAGTAATTAGCACTTCCTTCGTGCAACCAATCAACTCGCGATATACGACAGTATTGCCAATATCCATACTTACTGACTGCAGGCAGCCAGAGTAGGAAAGCAATGAGAAAGTATCGGTGTTGCCACTCTTGAAGATCAGAGGTGTTGCCTGGTTTGCGTAAGTGACGCTAGGCAGTGCTGCATCGCTAGGAGCGTTGTAGATGCCAGTAAAAGTAAAATCGATGGAGGGAATTTCTCCCACGGATCCATTCAACGTAAATGTTCCCCTAGCACCTGTCACCTTGTGGAGAACACCATCAATGTTGTAGTGAATGGTGACTGAACTAAAAGCTGAACTTACTGGTGCATAAGTTACTGAAGTGCCAGCAGCAACTGTCTCACTAAGGCCGCAAGCCTTAAGAGCCCTGCCGTATTGAGGTGCGGTGCCAGCAGTACCAGAGCCAGCAAGTTCAACGCTAAATGTGCATTCAACGCGAGTGTTAGCCAGTAGTTGCTCAGAAGCGCCCAGATAAGGACGAATCAAGTCGCGACTGACAACATCACTCTGTTGAGGCGTAATACTCAGATCCCTCACCAGAACTGCGTCGGTTCCGGCTGGAACTGGATCTGTCGCGTAAGTTGATTCTGTCTCTACCAGAATCACTCGTTTCCTGAGAAGAAGTGGTGCCATTTTCTTGTGGGGGGTCGGCGGGAAGTGTTCGCTGAGTCAGAGTGCGTTTTCCGGTTTCTGGATCGAGAAGATACGACCCACCTTGACCGCTGTACTCGTCTTTCATCGTAATCCTTGCAACTGCTTAGACCTTAGTAGGAAGTAAGGTCTGCTACTGATGTCCTGTATTTAACGTCGTACTCATTGGAAAACACGCCAGCAGGTTGATCTGCATCAAGAAACTCAAAGCTTGTCAACACAGGCTGCACGTCAATCGCATACCCTCCAAGGGTCAAGTCAGTCATAAGTTTTGAGTGCATTGATTCAATCACTGAATCTGCGTCCGTATAGGGAGTTGTTGATCGAGTAATTACAACTACTCTTACGCGCATTGTCCAGTCAAGTTTCGGCAAAGAAGTCTGCTGCTGTGCAACATCATTCACTGGCTCGATCACAATCATCGGAGTCTCAGCCCTTGCCGCCGCTGTGACCCTCGACCTGTAAACCCTCCCACTAACACCAGCGGTGCTGGCCAATGTTGTGGCAATTTGAGCCAGGATTTGCTCACGTCTAGTAGTCATGAGTTTTTCATCAGCATCAACTCAACAAACTTCCCGTCGTCGATCAGATTTACGCTTCTGATAGTGTAATTGGCTCCATCAACTGAAACTGCATCGCTGTGTAGTAAGTTTCCAAATTTTGACGACTCACAAGTCAATTTGTAGTCAGTGGTTAGCACTATTCCATCAGCAATAATTTCACTTGGCATGTCCAGTATCCCTAGCCCTGAAGTCGAGCCAGACGTAACAGAAACAGCAAAATCAGCACTGCTCAAAAAAACGC